GGCAAAACCGACGCCGAAAATGGAATTTGATTTGTGAGCGATGAAGGCTTCAAATTTACGCCGAGCCCGGAAGAGAAATTTCCGAAGCTCATCATGCGCGCGTTCACGTCCCCGGAGCAATTCGCCGAGTGGATATTTACGCCGCCGAACGATGCTGGCTGGTTCGAATATAAATTTGAAGCGAAGCAGGAAAACGGGGTGCTGTTTGTGAATTTTGATAGGCATTGCATGACGCCGAAGGCACCGGAATGATTGTTACGGAAAACGGGGCAAATTTGATCCTGCATGTGCCGGCGGCGCGCAAAGCCGATATTGCGCCGCTCATGGCCTATCGCGGGCTCACCTTTTCTTTGAGCGCGAGCAGCAAAGAAAATGCCGTGCTGTTCACGACCAATCCCTATGCGCTGGCCGATTTAGCGGACCCTGGTTCTCCGACGCTCGGGCCGTACCGCCGGCAAATCGATTTCTCGCGTGCGGTCGACGGCCCCGACTATTCCCGGTACTGTCCGCCAGGCAAAGAGCTTTGGGATTATCAGCGCGGCACGCTCGCCTATTTGCTGGCGCGAGGCGGCGGAATCGACGGGGATCAACCCGGCCTTGGTAAGACGCCAACCGCAATCGTCTATTGCAACGTCCGGCTATCGCAGCGCGTGCTTGTCATTTGCCCGGCGTCCGTGCGGCTCCAATGGGGCGAGCGGATCAAGGAATGGTCGACGATCCCCAACGTGAAAGTTTCCGTGAGCCTGCGCGTCAAAGACGGAATTCACCCGACCGCGCACTATCAGATTATCAGCTATGACGCGGCGAGAAATCCCGCGATCATCCGAGCGATTTCCAAATATAAGTGGGACGTGCTGATTTGCGACGAAGCGCACAAGATGAAAAATTGGGAAGCCTTGACCACGCGTGCGATCATCGGAAATTCTCGCGGTGAATATCAGCATGGGGAAATAAAGATGCCGGCGATTTCCACGTACTGCGCCGAGCATTTAGCCTTGACCGGCACGCCGTTGTTGAACCGGCCGAGCGAAGCTTACGTTTTGCTTCGGCACTTCGATTGGCAGGCAATCGATTTCGCCAGCGAAGACCGCTTCAAAGAGCGGTACAATCGGCAGGCGGACATGAAAACTATCGAAGGGAAGCGGTTCAAGCTCGAAAGCACGAGCCTGGAAAACGAGCTTCAAAATCGGCTGCGCGTAAATGTCATGGCACGACACGAGAAGAAAGACGTTCTCCAATTCATGAAGCCACCGCGCTATTCGATTGTCCGCTGCGAAGAGAACGGCCCCGTGCGCGGCGCGCTCGACGCGGAAGGCATGCTCGGGATCGATATTGAAGAAATCCAGACGACCAAGGATTTTGAAATTCTCGGGCACATTGCCGAAGTGCGCCGGCTTATGGGGATCGCGCTCGCGCCGCAGATTGCCGAGTACGCGGCCGATTTTCTCGACGGCTCGGAAGAGAAGCTTTGCATCTTTGGCTGGCATATCGAAGTGCTCGATATTTTGGAGCAAGCGCTGTCCCGCTATGGTACGGCGCGGGTCGATGGGAGAAAATCCGCCGTTGCGCGGCAAAAAGCCGTTGACGATTTTGTTAGCAACGCGCATACCCGCGTTTTCATCGGCAACATTCAAGCAGCGGGAACAGGCTTGGATGGTTTGCAAAGGGTTTGTTCCCGTTGCTATTTGGCAGAGCCCGATTGGGTGCCGGCACAGAATGAACAAGCCGTGTCCCGCCTTGATCGCATCGGCCAAAATGAAATTGTGAGTGCCGAGATTTTCGTTGCGCCTGGGTCTATCTCGGAAAAAATTCTAGTGAAGGCGCTAGAAAAAATGAACGTGATCCACCGCGTTCTCGATCAAAGGGAGAAATAAATTGAGCAAGTCACTTCTGCCGGCAGATTTCATTATGATGCCGATTCCGGCGGCATCCTTCAGCGCCGTTTGTGCGCTTCTCGGCGGTGCATCGGTTGCCGCGCTCGGGACGGCCGATTTGCACGGTGGCGGCGCCGCAAGTGCAGGCGGGTCCACACAGACGGAAAAGCCGAGCCCTACCGGTGCGGATCAGACCGGTGCGGGCGCGTCGTCGGAAGCCTCGGCGGGTGCGGGAGCATCCCCGGCTGCGACGGGTGATGGCGAATTGGACGCTCACGGGCACCCGTGGGATCCTGAAATGCACGCCAGCACGAAGGGCAAGACCAAGGAAGGTCTGTGGCGGATGAAGGTTGGCGTTAGCCGGCCGGCTCCTGCACCGGGTTTCCCGAAGCCCGATGCGAGCGCGGACACTGGCACGTCATCGGGAACCAACACCAATTCTGCGACCTCGCAGGATGCGACGGGACAGGCGAGCGGCCAGCCCGCTACCTCTGGACCCGCACCGGCTGAAGAGGAAGACGAATTCGCGGCGTTCCGTGCGGCTGCGGCTGCAAGCGAAGCCACGGATGCGGCTGCGGCGGCTTCGGTGCCCGAGCGCCAGTATTCCGACGCGGACCTTGGCGCTCTGTGCAATCAGGCGGCGGTGAAGCTCGGCGATCCTTCCCCGATCAAGGAAATTATCGCTTCCTTCACGCCGGAAGGCCAGGTTGCGCACAGCCGGAATATCCCGGCCGACAAGCGCGCTGAATTCGTGAAGGCCGTCGAAGACAAGGCCGGAATTCAGTTTGCCGGCTAACTAGCCGGTGGCGGGGAGCCCTTTACCCCATCCTTCCCGAAGGGCTCCCCGTCAATTTACGAAGAAACCACGATGCAGCAACGAACAACGGGGCAAACCGATGATCGAGCTAGAACATTCACCGCTAGGCGGTAGCGCCGCGCACCGGTTCATGAATTGCGAGGGATCGTTTCTCTTGCAGCGTGAGCAAATCGAAGCCGGCACATTCGAAAATATCGAAAGCGAGTACGCGAAGCTCGGGACGGCCGCGCATGAATTGGGCGCCAAGGCCATCGCCACGGGATTAGAGCCCTACGAATTTCTCGGCGAGGAATTCAACGGGTATATCGCCGGCTGGCCGGATGGCATCGAGCTAGACGCGATCCAAGTTTATTTCTCCGAATGCATGGGAATTCTCGCCCGCCGCAAAGAGCTTGGGCACATGCTCTTGGAAGACACTATCCACCTTCCGGAAATTCACCCGCTGTTGCGCGGCACGGTCGACTTCGGTTTCTGGTCGATGAGCGACGGGATTTTTCTGCGCGACTACAAAAACGGTGAAGGCATCGGCGTGAGCGCGCCGATGAACAAGCAGCTTCTATATTACGGCTATCTCATGATCCTGAAAATTCTCGCGGACGGCCACGGTCTGCCGCGCGAGATGCCGGTTTCTCTCGGGATCGTGCAGCCGAATTTCTACGGCGTTTTCGAAGCGCCGGACGTGTGGGAAACCAACGTCGGCTTTGTGCTCGATTGGGGCAATAACGAATTGCTCCCGCGCATGAAGTCGCTTTCCGAATTGCGCGTGCCACGGGAATTCATGGTTTTTGTCCCCGGCGAGCACTGCCAATTCTGCCCGGTCCTTTTGGACTGCCCGAAAATGCAAGAGGCGTTTACCGCCTATGCTGAAGCTGAAGAGGATTTCATCGCCATGCTAACCGATGAAGAGCTAGATAAATTTTACGCGATGCGCGAGCCCGCCCGGCGCTTCATGAAGGCGCTCGAAACCACGGTCCACCATCGGCTTGTGACCGGCGGGAAAATTCCCAACGCAAAGCTAGTCGAGAAACGCGTAGCCAGGGTTTGGCGTCCCGGTGCCCATGCGGCGCTGAAGGAAGCGTTCGGCGACAAGGCGTTCACGTCGCCGGAAGTCAAGAGCCCGGCACAGATCGAGAAGCTTTCCAGCCGTGGCAAGGAAATGGCGCTCGAATGGGGCTACAAGCCCGAAAGCGCCGGCCTGTCCGTCGCACCGCTCACGGATCCACGGCCGGAAGCAAAGCCACGGTCGAACGCGACGGTTTTTGAAGGCCACGCGCAGTCGTATGAAGAGGCAGGATTTTGAGCTACGGCCGACCTCGGAAGTGTCCCATTTGTGGAACGCACATGCGCATGCGTATTGACAATTCCGCAGTGACATTTGAATGTCCAAATTCCTGCCGGGAGCATGCCCCCGCTCCCGGTGGGAATCATGAGAACCACGAAGGGGCAAAAGGAAGTAACGACGATGGCTGAAACGACACGCTACACGCTCATCAAGCCGGCGCGCTTGCTGTATTCCTCGATCACACAGAAGTCGGCCCCTCGCGGCCAGGGTGATATCAAGCCCAAATTCTCGGGCACGTTCGGGCTCGAAAAGGAAGACTTCGACGCAATCGTTGGGATCATGGTCAACGGCATCAAAGCCGAGCTTGGTTCGTTCTCGGGCAATCCGGGCGACTATTACCTTGCTGCGATGAGCGGCATTACCGCCGGCAAGCGGGCAATCGCAAAGGCGGAATTGGACGCGCAGGGGAAGAGCCCCGACGAAGCGTTCAAGATCAAGGAAAAAGCCGAAAAGCGCGCGGAGCTATACGCACCGTTCGCCGGCATTCTCACCGCGTCATCGCAATTCGACGTCGAGCTTGCGCGCCTCGAAGCGGGTAAGATCATCGATATTCCGAACGAAGAGCACGCACGGGCGCAGGCCGGGAAAGATTTGTTCTACCCCGGCGCCTATGTCGTGCCGGCCGTGGCATTCAAAGCGTTCCGTCGAAAGACGCTCGACGCCAAGGATGGCGTGACCGCGTACCTTCAGAATTGCCTCTTCATTCGCAAGGGTGAAAAGCTGGCCGGTGCCGGCGGGCCGGATAACAACGAAGTCTTCGGCTCCTATGCCGGGTACTCCGACGTCGATCCTACCGCGCTCGCACCGCAGGCCGGGGAATCGGCCGACGCGCCAGCCTGGTAACGCCTCGCTCGGGCTTAGGGGAGCTTTCGGGCTCCCCTAATTTTTCATGGGGCAAAACATGGAATTAGAAATTCAAGTCGGCACGCCGCCGAAAGATGGTCGATACGTCGTCTGGTTCCCGTGCGCGGCACTGCAAATCCGCGAATGGTGCGAGCCCGCAATTGCGACGTTCCACGGCGGGCGCTGGCACACGGTAAATCCGCCTTGGGCTTGGCTAGGACCGCTTCCCGTCGTCCACGGCAACGATTGCCTAAACAAGATCGCGGCCGAAAACGCCGACGCGCCGGCATACGACCTATGAGCCACGCTTGCGCGATCCCGAATTGCATCCGGCCGGCCAAGGATGGACAGCTTATGTGCTGGCCCCATTGGCGCCGCGTGCCTCGCGCGTTGAACCACGCGGTTTTCGACACGTACCGGAATTTGCGCCGCGATCCTTGGACATACCGTGAAGCTCGGGATGCGGCGATTAGCGCCGTCGTCGCGAAAGAAAATGGTTGGGAATACGATTTGTGAACCGGTACGTTGTCGCCGATTTTGAAACCGCGAGCCGCGCCGACCTTCAGAAGCAAGGTGCGTGGAAATACGCGCAGGATATGAGCACATTTATTTTGTGCCTGTCCCTAAAGCTGGTTGTCGACGAACGGCCGCATCCGTCGCGCGTGCTCACGGAGCGCCAGCTAGCGGCGCGCGATCCCGAGCTTATGGAATTGGCACGCGATCCCACGGTGATTTTCGTCGCCCATAACGCCTCATTCGAGCAAGCGATGTGGAAATACCATCTGGTGCCAATGGGCTATCCAGAATTGCCGCCCGAGCGCTGGCATGACACGATGGCCGTGGCCGGCATGAAGGCGCTCCCGCTCGGGCTCGACGCGCTTGTTCAAGCGCTGGAATTGCCGGTGAAGAAAGACATGGACGGCCACCGGCTTATGCTCATCATGTGCAAGCCGGATCGCATCGGCGGTTGGTCGCAGCACAATGAATTCAACCTTGCTCGCCTGAAAGAATACTGCGCGGGCGATACCGAAGCGCAGTACGGCGTCCGCGTAGCGACAATGGGGCTCGGGCCGTCCGAACGGCATACCTGGGTGCTCGATCAGCGCATCAACCAACGCGGCATCAAAATTGACAAGGAATTCGTCCACGCCTGCATTGACGTGCTCGACCAAGTACGAATTCCGATGACGGCGCGGTTCAAGGAATTGACCAGCGGTCTTCGGCCGACACAGCGGGAAAAGGTTCTCAATTGGGTAAACGACCAAGGCTTTGCTCTTGGGGACATGAAAAAGGCCACGCTCGACGCGATCCTTGATCCCGACGATGAATTCGGCATCGAAGAAATTGGCGAAGCGCTCCCGTACCATATCCATGAAGTGCTCACCCTGCGGCGCTCGCTAGCGTCGTCGAGCGTTTCCAAGCTGCGGCGCATGCTCGACTGCGCTTCCGACTATGACGGTCGCGTGCGGTACGCAACACAGTACCACGGCGCGCGAACCGGCCGGGACGCCGGCAGGCTCATTCAAATTCAGAATTATCCCCGTGGCGAAATCGGCACGCGGCAAGGGCTCACAGCGGACATGCTCGCCGATGCGATCATGACGCGGAATCTCGACACAATCCGAGAGCTTTGGGGCGACGACATTTTCACGGCCGTTATCTCTTCGCTGCGCTCCTGCATCGTGCCCGAGAAAGGCAAGATCCTGGTTGCCGGCGATTTGGCCCAAGTCGAAGCGAAGAATCTCCTATCGATGGCGGGCCAGCACGACAAGGCGGACATGCTGCACAGCGGGCAGGATGCTTACGCGGAGATGGCTTCGCTCATCTATCGGAAGCCCATCAACAAAACCGATAATCCCCTTGAACGGCAAGTCGGCAAAAACTGTGTCATGGGTAACGGCTACGGGCTCGGGCCGGTTGGCTTCCGGGCGCGTTTCTGTCCCAAGGATTCAATCGAGCTAGCAAAGCTGGCCGTGACCACGTACCGCAAGGAATTCGCGCCGGCCGTACCGAAATTCTGGTACGGGCTGTGGGAAGCCAGCGTCAACGCCGTTTGGTGCGAGCACGCGAAGACTTACGACTATCAGGGGATCGAATTCCGCCGCGAAGGTGACTTCCTCACCATGCGCCTGCCGTCCGGCCGGAAGCTTTGGTACCATCGGCCGCGCAAGGGCAGGAGTTACGATTGGGAAGGTAACGAGCGCCCCGCGTGGACGTTCATGAGCTACCAAGGAAAGAAATTCCGCCGGCATCTCGCGTGGCACGGGATGATTACGGCCGACTGCATTCAAGGGCTTTCGCGCGACCTGATTATGTCCGCGATGAAGAAAGCCGAAGCGGCCGGGCTCACGACCATTTTCAAGGTTCACGATGAGCTTGTGTTTGAGGAATTTGACCGGCCGGATTTGGTGACTACGGTACGGCAAATCATGGAAGACGTCGACCCTTGGGCAATCGAGCGTCGGCTACGGATCAAGGCCGAAGTCGATAGCATGCTGCGGTACCGGAAGTAATGGCGGCGCGGCCGGGGAATAACTATCGAGCGCAAGGGCTCGGGAAGACGCCGCTACAGCGCTTCGCCGAGAAGTGCGAATTCGATCCCGTTACCGGGTGCGTGCTATGGCGCGGCGGGACGTCCGGCGGGCAAGGCAACAGCACGCGCTACGGTGTCTTTTGGGATAGCGGCCGGGTCTTCGCGCATCGTTGGGCTGCGGTCCATATTCATGGGATCGACCTTGGTTCCGATGAAGCCGGCCACTGTTGCCCGCACGGCCCCAATTCGTTGTGCGTGCAGCACCTAACCGGGCAGACGAAAGCGGAAAACGTCGCCGAGCGCAACACTCGCGTAGCCAAGGCAAATCAGGCGGCGGCGACACGTCAATTCTGGCTCTTCAAGCAGCTTGGCATCTATGAGCCCGAGCCCGAATCCGAGAACCAAAATCTCGAGCCGGGTTTCGCTGATATCCCCTTCCACGAACCGCCGGCCTGGCTGCGGCCGTACATGCGGCCAACAGAGGCGAACGATGATGACTGCCCCTTCTGATTTGATCCTCGCCGGCATCGATCCGGGCAAGACTGGCGCGCTCGCGATCCTCTACCCTGACAACAGCGTTGAATTCTTCGACGTGCCCCGGATGGTGCTCAAAGGCAAAGACGTGCCGGCCTATCTCGCCTGGCAAGATGAATGGTCGAACGCGCTAGCCTTTGCCGGTGTCACCAAGGCCGTGATTGAAGACGTCGCAGCCCGGCCGGGACAAGGCGTTTCGAGCATGTTCAAATTCGGCCGGACACTCGGCTTTGCCCATGCGATCGTTCTAGGCATCCGACCACGGCCGGCCGTCGAATTCACAACGCCGGCACAGTGGAAGGCCAAGCTCGGGCTCTTGAATTCGAGCAAGGGCGCCAGCCGTGAAAAGGCTGTTTCCCTCTTCCCAACGGCCGCGCGAAGCCTTACTCGGGTAAAGGATGACGGTCGCGCCGAAGCCGCGCTTCTGGCGTACTATGGGAGGAAATTCCTATGTTCCTAGCCGGGGTGATTGTCGGTGCATGGATCATCGGCGTGCCTATCGGCTTTGTGCTCGCGTCATTCTTCATCGCCGCCAAGCGCGCCGACGAACAGTCAGCCGTCGCAATATCCCGAGGGGAGCGGCATCTTCAGATCGTGCGCCCAATTGCAGACGCGGACGACCTTTGAGTGCTCGCCGCGTCCCCAAATCAGGATCGAATTCCACCACGCCTTTTCGGCATCCTCGCCCGCCTGGCCGGGCTGTAGAGCCGTGTCCGGATAAGCGGGCTCGGGAGCCGGCTTAATGTCCGCTACAGGCGGGAATGTTTTTTGTGTCTCTACCCTGCTGGCGCATGATGAGACAGCCGCGCAGCACGCGAGCGCGGTTAGGATCCGTAGTCGACTTGAGCGCATCGGATAATTCCTTCTCTTGCTGAACAGCCTTGGTCGCGTCGGACACTCGCGCAGCCGCCGCATTCTCATTCGCGTTGCCGACTTCGGCTTGCGTCTGGATCGTGCGTTGCTGTTCCTTCACGACTTCACCGGATTTGCCGGCCGATTGGCCTTTGCAATAGGCGAGCCCGAGCGCGAGCGCCACGACTAAACCGATAGCGACGAACGGCCCGAATTTCTTCAACAGCGCAACCGTTGCAGGGTCCATTGTCATTCTCCTATAAATCGAGCTTCGGCGGCGGGATCGCAGCGACCTTGGCTTGCGCATCCGCTACAGCTTTTTCCTTGCTTCCGATAGCGAAGACGCCACCGGCAACCAACGTCACGAGCCCGCCGGGATATGCGAGGCACCAAGCCGTCACGTCGAAATGCCCGCCGTTCCAGCCAATCTCGTAAATCTCGAAGCCGATTGGGCTTGTCGTCGCGAAGAAACCGCCAATCACGAGACTGACACGCGAAATCTCGAAGTGGCCGTTGATGCCGCGTAGGACGTCGAGAATTTTCACGCGACGTTGCCTGGCTGTTGCCCTTCAGCCTTGATCGCGTAGAGCTTGGCGGCGCATTCCGCTTTCGTGATCGCGCCATCGTGGTTGATATCGAGCCCGGCATTCTGGCGGTACGTCGTCGGCCGGGAATTCTTATCCCACAGCACGTACTCCATGGGCTTGCCGACGCCGGCCGGCCATAGAATTGCCATGTAAAGATCAGCGAGCGTTGCGAGGCGCCCCTTGTAGGGCTGGAAATACTTCTCGACCCAATCAAGCTGCTGCACAGCCGACATAGCGGCGAGCGCGGCCGTGGACGTCCCGAGCTTCGCTGCGGTGTCCGGCATGAATTGGATAAGCCCCGTGGCGCCCGAGCCGGCCATGTTGCGCTTCGCCGGATCAAACGACCGGCCGCTTTCCCATGCCATGCACGACATAAGGTCATCGGGCGAGCATCCAAGGCGCCCCGAAATCTCACGCACGCGGGCGCGAAAATCCGGGGACACCTTGGCTCCCCATACCAATGGCGGCGCAACCGCCCCTGGCTTCCCTTGCGGGTACAGGATCCGGTTCACGGTATCGACGTCTTCCTGCGAAAGACCGATTCCGCGGCGCTCCCGGATCGCGTCGAAAATCTCTTTGTCTGTGAGCATCAGAGAACCTTACGAATCCGCTCCATCGCACTGCCGAGCGGCGTATAATTGTTGATGAGATTTTGCAGCCAATTTTGCTGCGGCTGTGGCTGCGGCGCGGGCTGCGCGGCGACCGGTGCGGCCGGCTGCTGGCGCATCAACGCTTGGTGCTGCTGATACGCGGAATACTGCGCATAATTCTGGAAGCCCAATTTCTGCGCGAGTGCGTCAAGGTGCGCTTGGTTTGCCATCGTCTTTCCTTCCTAATTTTTCAGCATCGCCCAAAAGCTGAATTTCAGACGCCGCGCGCTGCACTTCATTTGTGATCGTGCCTTTGGCTTCCTGAAGGCGCCGCATGCGCGTGAGAAATGCCCGTGCGTTACGTTCCGCAATGTCGCGCTCTTCAGGCGTCGTCGCGGTGAGCAACGCTTCGAGATGGTCGAGCGATTGTTGGAAATGGTAAAAATGGGTTTCCATCGCCCGTAGCTTTTTTACTTCATCCCTCAAATCTTCAACCTCGATCCTAGCCGCCGCAATTTCCTCGCGCCCGGTACGGATAATCTGAAGCGTCAATTCGTCGCGGTGGACTTCGAGCCTATCGGCATGCTCAACGGCTTCCTTTTTCGCACGGGTGCGGTTCGCGTAAGCAGAGCCAAACCACGACACTACGGCCGCGATTATCACCCAAGGCGCCACCCCTAAAACTTCACTCGGCAAATTCATTTACCCCACCCGTGCTACATAATCTTGCGTTTCGCCCGGCAACATAGACAGGAAATCGTCGCCGCCAAGCGTCAAAGCCGCGTCGACCTTTCCGGGGT